CTCGCAGGGCTTCCAGGGCCGGAGCGGTCTGCGGACCGAGGCGGTGGAGAACTTCATCGAGGGGATCTGCGAGATGATCCTGGCGATCATCCGCCAGTACTGGGATGAGACCCGGTACATCCGGATCATCGGCGAGGACGGGGAGGACGACTTCGTCTCCTTCACCGCCGCCGACATTCAGGGCATGTACGACGTGGAGCTCGAGGCGGGATCCTCGATGCCCCAGGACCCCGCCGCGGAGCAGCAGGCCTTCATCGGTCTGCTCCAGACGATCGGGGCCGTCGCCCAGACCCTGGCCCCCCTCATCCAGGCCGGAGCCATGCCGCCGGACACCATGAGCGGCTTCATCGAGAAGTCGTTCGAGGTCTGGCGGCAGGACAAGACCGCGCTCATCGGACCGCTCTCGCAGATGCAGGGCGCGGCCATGGGCATGGGCCCCGGTGGCGGCGGGGGTGGCGCTCCTGTCGGCCCCGAATCCGTCGAAAGCAACGGGATGAACCCGGAAACCGGCGAGTCTCTTGCCGGCCTCACCCCCCAGGCGGCGTCCATGCTCGGTCGTTACGGCCTGGGCTAGGAACACGATGCCCTTCTACAGCTTCAACTGCGCCAGCGAACTCTGCGGCGAGCAGTTCTCCCTCTTCCTCCGCGTCAACCACTACGGCCTGCTCAAGGGTGAGGGGTTCCGCGCGATCCTCTGCTCCATCTGCGGCCGTCACGGTGCCGTGCGCGCCTTCCCCAAGGGCGAGCTGCCCGTGATGAAGCGGACCGGGGGCACCTGGCCCAAGGAGTCGCCGCCGGAGCTCCGCGGCAAGCACTACGCCGACGAGTACGAGCGCAAGTCGATGGAGAAGGCTCTGGACCGCTACGCGGGCGAGGGCACCGCCATCATCCCCACGGACCGCGACGCCCAGCTCAAGCCCGGGGTGAAGTCCGACATGGTGAAGCGGGCCAAGGATCCCCAGAAGATCCCCACCAGTGGGGATCGGAAGCCCAAGACCAACGCCGACAAGATCGCCTCGCTGCTGAGAACGAACGGGGCCATGCGCGCGGGCCAGGTGGCTGAGCGCACCAAGATCCCGATCAACTCCGTCCGCAAGGTGATGCAGGTCGACGAGCGCATCGCCCGCGTCAGCCGTGGGGTCTATGCCTTCGCCCAGTCCTAGCTGGGAGGCCTTCGCGGACCAGCTGCCGGACCTCCCGCCGGTCACCACCCCCCGAGCTCGAGGGACCTACAACAAGTCGGAGCTGTCGGCCTCCGAGAAGCGGACCAACCCCAAGCCGGTCACGTTCGCCTCCGAGAGCGAGCGCTACGACTGGGAACGCAACCAGTACCGCTGGTACCGCGACAAGCTCGACAACTGGCTCAACGCCGATGAGGTCTGGACCTGGGGGCCTCCCGCGCCCCCGTGGGCTCGGCTCTTCCGCCACGAGGAGGCGGTGCCGGCGATGAAGATGGCCAACGCCGCCGGGTACTGGCCGGCGGGGCATGCCCTGGATCGGGTGCTGGGCCTGCGGGCCACGGAGGAGACCCGGGGGATCGTCAACTCCCTGGCCGACCGGCATCCCCAGTTCATCGACGCGATCGTGATCTGGCCCAACCTCGTCTACGCGGGGCGGGTCAAGCACAGCCGGTTCTACAACCTCGACCGGATCGCCGGCCTGTTCAGGCTGGTGCTCCGGGAGGAGGGCACCATCAGCCTGGACTGCCCCGGGTACCGGTGGCAGCGCCGCCGGCTCCCCGCACTGCCGGGTCAGATCCGCGTCTGGAAGCGGGCCTGCGAGAGGATCGAGAGGGCCGCTCGTGCGCTCTGACGCTCCCGATCCTGGGTTTGCCGAGGGGGAGCTGACCTCCGGCGCACACGACAACTTCGTCGACTTCGCTGCGAACCACCTGAAGATCCAGACCAAGAGCGGCGAGATGGTGCCGTTCGTCCTGAACCGGAGCCAGCAGCTCCGGGAGCAGCTCTTCTGCGAGATCGAGGCGGCGGGGCTGCCCATCCGAATCTGGGAGGCCAAGGCCCGCCAGCTGGGCTGCTCCACCCACATTCAGGGCCGGCAGTTCTGGAAGACCGTCACCAACTACGACGAGTCGGCCCTGGTCGCGGCCCATGCGGACGCGGCCTCCCGCGCGATCTTCACCAAGTGCAAGACGTTCTACGACTACATGCCGGAGGAGCTCCGGCCCCAGCAGAAGTACAACAACCGGACGGAGCTGGACCTCCGAGCCCCACGTGGACCCGGAGGCCTTCGCTCCAGCTTCGAGGTCATGACAGCCAGGTCGGTGGAGGACGCTCGAGGGCGAACCTCCCGCCAGCTGCACGTTTCCGAAGTGGCCTTCTTCAAGGCCCCAGAGAAGTACTTCCTCGCCACCCTGCAGACGGTGCCGGACGAGCCCGGGACCATGGTCTACGTCGAGAGCACGTGCAACGGCTCGGGCGACTTCCACCACGAGATGTACCTGGCCGCGCGCTGCTGGTGGGACGAGCCGCCGCCGTGGCAGAAGCTCAAGCGCACCCATCCCGGGAACCCCGACAGCGGCTGGATCGCGTTCTTCTCGCCGTGGTTCCTGATGGACTCGTACCGGTCGGCCCTGCGGACCGGACGCGAGGAGTTCACCAAGAGTCTGGACGTCGATGAGCAGGAGCTGCTCCGGGAGTTCGACGGCTACATCACCCTGGAGCATCTCCAGTGGCGCCGGCAGACCATCGCGACCAAGTGCGGCGGCTCGGTCGACCAGTTCCACCAGGAGTACCCCAGCTCCGACGAGGAGGCCTTCGCCGCCACGGGGTCCCCGGTGTTCGACCGGGAGGATCTCGAGGTCCAGATCAAGCTGCACGGATGCCACTGCGACATGTGCCGCACGGTCACCGATCGGGTCGACGAGGCCAACGACTGCCCCGACCACCAGTGGTTCGAGCTCAGCGACATGACCGGCTCGGTAAGGGGCGAGCGGACGTGGAACTTCTACAAGCCCCTGCTGGCCCCTGCGCCGGCCGGACACGGCCGCATGAGTCAGTGGGAGGCCCCCGTCCCCGGAGAGCGTTACGTGGTGGCTGCGGACGTATCCAAGGGCACCATCGGCGGGGACTGGGACCACCTGACGGTGATGCGGATCCGGGACCGGACCCAGGTCGCGGAGTGGCGGGGGAAGATCGAGCTCCACGAGCTGTGCGACATCTGCCTGCTCCTGGCCATCTACTACAACCAGGCCGTGCTGGCCCCGGAGGTCACCGGGATCGGGGCGGGGCTGATCGCCATGCTGGAGCGGACCCGGTACCCGATGCTGTACCGCCGCACCGTCATGGACGCGGTGGGGGGCCCCACCGTCATGCTCGGCTGGGACACCTCCAAGAAGACCAAGCCCGCGATGGTGGGTCTGATGCAGCGGGCCCTAGCGGATCGCTTCGTCGTGCTCCGGTCCCGGGTCGTGCTCGAGGAGATGTGGATCTACCGCAAGAAGCTGCTGTTCAGCCCCGACGGCCACGAGAGCAACGACGCGGCGATGGCAGCCCCGGTGGGGCGGCACGACGACGCGGTGATCTCGGCGTTGATCGCGGGGGCCGTGAGCCACTACTCCCCCGGGGGCCGTCCAGCTGTGCAGCGCCGCAAGGACATCAAGGAGCTGTTCGACAGCAGCACGTACACCGAGGAGGACTGGGAGCGCATGGAGGCGCGGAACCAGAACCAGGGGCGTGGGTCGACGGGCTGGATGCTGAACCGGGCCCTGCGCAAGCTCTAGTCGCGCTGGGCCGCGCGCCAGCTGGACGACTAGGACTCCCGCCCCTTGATCGCAGCCGTGCGCTGCACCTCCTCGGCCGCATCCTGCACAGCCTGCTCCGCGCTCGTGGCTCGGCCGGTCATGTCCAACAGCCGCTGAGCTAGCGCCTGATTCGCCTTGTTGATGTTGGCGACGTTGGCGCGCTCAGCGGCCAGATCGGCGCGCAGGTCCTCCAGCTGCTGGCACTGGGCGGCGTGGTCCTTGAGGATCAGGTTGTGGCTGACCTCCAGGGCCTCGCGGTAGCTGATCGCGGTGTCGAGCTTCAGCAGCGCCTGGGCGCACTGCGAGGACATGTCCAGCAGGTCGGCCTGGGCCTGATCGGCTTCAGCGCGGGCCAGGGTCTGGGCGCACTGCGAGGACATGTCCAGCAGGTAGGCGAGGGTGCCCTTGGCGGGGATCTCGTATCCCCCCGAGCCCTCCAGCAGGGCGCTGATCTGCTCGACCTGGGCGGCGTTGTACCTCTGGAGGGCTCGCGCAGCCTGGAGCGCTGCCCCACGGTCGGGCGCGTCGGACAGGTCGATGTCCTCGTCCCGCGTCGCCAGGAGGAGCTCCAGCGCCTCCTGATCCCCCTCGTTGACGGCTGCGGACAGCGCGTTCAGGCGCTCGACCGTGATCACCGTCACGCCCGTGTCCTTGCACAGCTTCGTCAGGTACTCGATCAGCTCGTCCTGTTCCATCTCAGTCATCTTCCACCGCCGACTCAAACCCAAGGGTCGCGAGCTGCTCCCTGAGGCGGTCGGCTTGTTCCTCGTTCAGGGCGGGATGCTGCGCCTCGTCCAGGGCGGCGCGGAGGCGGGCGACAGCTTCGGGGAAGCCCTCGCCCTCGCGCATGTACCCGAAGAGGACGCCCAGCAGCTTCCCAAAGGCCCCCGACACCACAGCGCGTTCCATGGTGCGGGGAGGTCCGATAACGGGCGTTATGTCGTCAGGGGTCGGATCCGTGGGGCGATCGACCACCATCGCAAGTGCGAGGAGGGGATCGTGCTCATCGCTGATCCCGGGGATGATCCGCAACGATGCGCCGTACGAGGTGATGAGGGCCGGGTCGGCAGCGTACGCCATGTAGTCGCGCCCGGGGCCCCACCGGAGAATCCAAGCGGGCCCTTCGCGGAACCAGCGGAGAGAGAGGTCAGTCATTGGGGAGGGGCTCCAGCGGTCATGTTCACGTAGTGGATGAACGGCACCACCTCGGGTACCTCGTCGGTCTCGGTCAGAACGTACTCAGCCACCGGCCTGCAGCACCTTGGACAGGGCCTCATCTCCGATCTTGCTGGCGATGGAGTTCAGCGAGGGCGTGGGGGTGGAGCGGGGGGCTCGGCTGCTCCCGTTGCTCTTGACCGACTCGACCTGGCCCGACGGCTGGTGGAACCACTTCAGCTGGGGGCTCTCCCCGACGATCCGGCTGAACCGCGAGGGGCTCATCTTCAGGCCGCGCGCGTGGCATTCGTTGAGGAACTCCTCCCGGCTGATGGGGCGGTCCATGCCGGCGGCGGTGGCCTCCAGGCGCTTGCGCCCGTTGGCTCCCGGGGCGAGCTTGAGTTCGCTGCGGTCGTGGGCGTACAACACCCCGCCGGTCTTGGTCACCTTCCACTTGTCGGCTCCCGCCTCCTCGGTCAGCTCCGCGGTCTTGGCCGCGTTCAGGGTGGCCAGGACGCGCTTGCGGGTGGAGCCGGGGATCTGAGCCACCAGCTGGTCGGCCGAGACGGGTCCCTTGAGCAGCAGTCGGATCACGCGCTCCCGGGACAGCTTCTGAATCGCCGCGGTCTCAGCCTTGGCGACAGGCTCGATGAGCCCCGCCTCGCGGTTGACCCAGCGGAGCCGGTCGCTCAGATCGACCACGTCGGAGAACCGCTTGGCGCTGATCTTGGTGGCCTCGGTGTACTGGCTCTTGAACACCGATCGGCCGTAGGCCTCCACCGTCGCTTCGAGCCGATCCTGGTGACGGGCGAACTCACCCTCGGGGATCACCAGGGTGGGCTGCCTGAGGTACTGACGCCCCCACTTGGTCATGCGCCACAGCTGGTCGGACTTGCCCTGAGCGATGAGCCCCGCCTTGGAGAGGCTGGCGACGTAGCCCCGGGCCTCCCCGACAGTGCAGCCCATCTCCGCATGGAAGGCCGCGAGCGTGGCCGGCTCGTGCTTCTTGAGGGCGCGCAGCACCGCCAGTCGCGTGGGGGCCGGCTTCTTGGGCTTGGGAGGAGCTGCAGGTTCCGGCGCAGGCGCGGGGACCGCGGCGGGAGCCGGAGCTGCGGCGGCGGCGGCGGGAGCCTCCTTGAGCCACTTCGCCCTCTGGCCGGGACCGGACTTGCCGATCCGCTTGACCACGTCCTTGGCCAGGGTCCGCATGACGTTGTTGGCGGCCTTGGTGGTGATCCCGAACTGCTTGCGCAGCTCCGGGGTACCAAACTGGGTCCCCGGCTCCATCTGAGCGATCCAGTCCATCACGCTCCCCTTGAGTCCGGTGTTGGCTCCCGGGGGCAGTGGGGCGGCGCCGACCGGCTCCGGCTCAGGAGCGACGCGGGCCTCGGCCTCGACTTTGGCGGGGGGCAGCTCCGGGGCCCCGTAGATCTCGGCAGTCTCTGGACTCCAGGTCAGCTCGAGGGTTCCCCCGAAGCCTTTGGCCATGGATGCGAGCGCCTTCCCTTTGACGGATCCGTGCTTCTTGAGAGCCCGAATGTCGTCATTCCCCAACTCGATCCTGAACATAACCACTCCGATTCGTTATTCTGCCGACGAGGGGTTCATGTGGTGTGTCCCCTCGTGGTGGCCCTCGGTCGGCTTAATTGTCGGCCGGGGGTTCCGCGTTCTGGTCCCTAACAATGCCCTATCAGGACTTGGTATACACTCAGCGAATCACCAAGTCGCGGAGTGGAGCTCACTTTGAAGAACCTGAAGTACGGATCGACCTCCCACCGCCTGCTGGCCCGCCTGGTCTTGGGCGGTCCTCAGACTCGGCACGAGCTGCTGGAGGGGGTTCCCCAGGACGACCGCGCCGCGTGGGCCAACCGTCTGGGCGTGACCGTGGTCAAGCTGGCCAAGGAGGGCTGGCTGATCGATCGCCTCATCACGGAGGCGGATGAGCTAGCGGAGCGGGGCAAGTCCGGCGCGGGCCGCGCGATCAAGGAGTACGCGATCACGGCCCAGGGTCGGGAGGCCTTGCGGGCCCTGCTGGCGTGAGCCGCGGATGGGGCTACGACCCCACCACGGGCCGCAAGATCGGCGTGTGGTTTGGCTCGGAGCTGGGGGAGCTGTACCGGTGCGGCCGGTGCCGGATCTTCTGGGCGCCGGCGGGGATGGCCCAGAACCTGTCGTACTGCCGGCACTGCCTGCGTCGCATGAGCTACCCCGAGCCCCTCAGTTCCCGGATGCCCGCGCTGCCCCTGCGGGAGCTCATCGAGCGGATGGAGGTCCGTCTGTCGGGCGCGTGGGTGGAGATGATCAAGACCGCGGAGCTCATCCGCTGGGCTGAGCACGACGAGCCGGGGGGCCCCATGCCGGACGTGCTGGGGGATCGCTCCCTCCCGTACGAGGCCACGAGCTGGCGCACCGAGGATCTGACGGCCTGGCCGCTGGACCGTCCCCGTCTGGATCCGGCGGCTCGCCCCGAGGCGATGTGGCGCGGGCTGTGGATGGATCCCCGGGGAGGTCTGGGGCCGGTCTTCCCCCTCGAGGGTGATGGGGAGCTGCTGGCGGGCGTCCCGGCCCCACCGCCCCCTGCGCTGAAGCTCCCGTCGTCCAGGGCCCCCATCAAGCATCTGCAGCGCACCGAGGAGGACAAGCCCCACTGGGAGTACTTCGGGGCCCAGCTGCGCGGGGTCCGGGAGCTGTCGGGGGCCGGGGGCCGGGAGGTCTCGGATGCCCTGCGGATCGCCCCGGACTCGTACGCCTCGATGGAGCGGGGGAGGATGCGCCCCGTCACGGTCTTGCAGCTGATCACGTCGATGGGCTGGGACCTGGCCGAGGTGCTGGCGTTGTGGCGGCTCGAGTCCCTGTAACTCCCCCCTGGATCCGGAGTACCTGGACCCAGATCTCCAGCTGCTCCGCAAGCTCCAGGCTCGGAGCTCCCAGCAGCCCTGACGCCAGCATTGGCGCGGAAGTACCACTGGAGCAATCTCGGCGAGGATCAACGCGTACTATTTAAAGGGGTTGCCTAGGGCAAGGTCCCTAGCAACCCCTTCTCCCACTGCAGCCCCGGACAGAGTGGAGATCCCCTTGGTACCCACCGATCGGTAGTGGGGATCTGGATCCACCCACCGCCCGTCCGCCTCCCCTAGGGTGAGGGCCATCTGCAGATCGGTCAACGAGGCCTCGAGGTTCTTCGCCGGGATGAGGGTGGGGGCGCTGATTCGTTTGCGCATCCCCCCAGCTGGAGCTGCCGATCCCGGCAGGGGTGCCTGCGTCGTCGGACGCCTAAGAACAGAATCTTCAGGGGTTTGGAGCTCCACAGGCCTGTGGGACCGGTGGGGAGAGGACGTGGAGCTGAAGAACCTTTTCAATTCTGTTCTTAGGCGTCCGTAGAAGAGCAGAGCCCTGACGGGAGCGCCAAGCCCCTGGGGTCGATCCCTACCTCTACGGGCGCGACGAAGGGATGGGTGTGTCCCGATCGTCTGGCTGAAGGGCC